CATCGTTATGATGGAATTACGTTTATAAAGAAAACATTAAAACCTGAATATCGTAAACGATTAGAACAATTCTTCAATATGTTTGGGTATAAGAAAAATGAAATAAAAATACCTAATTTACATACAAGAAAGAATTGGAATTATGTAGAAACAAAAAGCTGTAATATTACGGGTGATTTTAACACTGAAGACTTAAATGAAATTAAACAGGTCTTTGATGGTGGGATTACACTTTGGCATACAAATGATGTCGGTAATTATGCTTTGAGTAATGAGGTGATATAAGATGTATGGAAGTATGGACATGTATATGAACCCCAATATGATTGAAAAGCATCAAGGTAATCGCTATTACTATCATTATGCTAGGTATTTATCTAGTTTAGCTTTTCAATTATTTGAATGGGAAGGTTTACCAAAAAGCGTAGACCCTCGATATCTTGAAATGATGCTTCATACTCATGGATATGTTGGTTTTTATAATGAACCTACAATTGGGTATATTGCTGTACAAGGAGCTGTTAGCGGTGTAAATCATTATTTACTTCCTACTAAGTTTCGAACGGCAACACCTCAATTAGAAAATAGAGATTTTGAGATTTTCAATAATGGTACAAAAGCGAATGCTGAAACCCAAGGGGTAGTTATCTATAATAATGATATGCATCTACCTAGCATGAATTCGATTATGATGTTTGCACAAGATTTAGCTGAATTAAAAGAGATTATTAGAATCAATCAAAATGCACAGAAAACACCAGTTATGATAGTAGCTGAAGATACAAACCAGTTTTCTTTAAAACAAGTTTATAATCAATATGAAGGCAATGCTCCTGTTATTGTTGTAAATAAAAACTTTGACCCGGAAGCAATTAAAGTGTTTAAAACGGATGCCCCTTTTGTTGTTGATAAATTGAACCTACAAAAGAATGCTGTATGGCTTGAAGCTATGACGTATTTTGGTATTAAAAATGCGAACATGGATAAAAAAGAGCGTATGGTGTCTGATGAAGTTGAATCAAATAATGAGCAAATTGAAGCAAGTGGAAACATTATGTTAAAATCTCGTGAAGAAGCTTGCGAAAGAATCAATGAATTGTTTGGCTTAAATATTTCAGTTAAAGTTCGTCATGAAATTGAAGAAGAGTTTTACAGTCAATTAGAAAAGGGTGAACAAGATGGCTCTTTATAGTATACAACTTAGAAGATATATTGACCACTTTTCACAATATGAAAATCCTAAACCTTCTATTAATAAAATGATAGAAATAGGACAACCTCATTTATTTGATTTTCAATATCCTTTCTTTGATGAAAGCAAACGAAAAGAATTTGAACGTAAATGGATTAGACGTTTTTATATGACGGAAATCGGGTTTGAAACGTTTGAACTATTTAAGTTTTATTTAGAAAATTGGATGAATGAGAAAATGCCTTACTACAATCAACGCTTTAAAAGTGAATTGATTGAATTTGATCCTATGTTGAATACTGTAATGGACAGAGAGAAAAACCATAAAAAAGATACTGATAGACATGACGATGTGGATAAAACTGAAGATACTATCAGAAATACGGATGGCACTTTCCATGTTGATACACAAGACAAGGGTGAATTTGCTTCAAATACTGTAACTGATGGTACTTCAGATTCTAATGGAAAAAGAGATGCTGAAGGTACATCAAATAAAACAGGTAAAAAAGATTCAAAAGGTACTTCGGATGAATTTGCTAGATTGGTAGAATCTGATACACCTGATAATCGTTTAGCAATTACAACTGAAGATGGTAAAGGAATTTTAGAATATGCTTCAAAAATCAATGAAAACATTACAAAAGGTTCAACAACAGATTTAGATGATATTACCGAAGATGTAAAAACAACTGGTACAGAAACATCAGAATCACATAATACTTCAAAACAAACAAGTGATACGACTGGAACTTCTAAAAATGATGGTTTCCAAGATGGTAGAAATCATGAAGACGTTAAAGGTAATTTGATAGGTAATCAAAAATTACAACAAAATATCGGTGAAGTTGGAAATGAGAACGAACATTATGTCGGTAAAATTGGTTCTGAAACCTATTCTGAAATGCTTCAAAAATACCGTGATACTTTCATACGAATTGAAAGTGAGATTTATGAAGAATGTCGAAAAGATTTATTTATGCTAGTTTATTAAGGAGGTAAAAACAATGACTACTTTTCCGACTCTACCACCGTTTCCAACATCTCCATATAGAAGATATTTGCCTTCGGCATTTGATAACTCAATGGATTTATATGAACAAATGGTTACGGTGATTGAAGCGATGAATAATTCTAATAAACTTACAAACGATATGATTGATTATCTGAATAAGTTCATTGAATTATTTGATTCAAAATTATACAAAACAATTAAAGATATTTTAGAGAAGTGGCGAGAAGATGGTTTCTTTGAAGAAATCATAACAGAAATCTTTTCAAAGAATATCAATGTTGTCGATTTTGGTGCAGACCCAACTGGAATAAAAGATTCAACCCAAGCATTCCAAACAGCAATTGATGTACAATCAGCTATTCAAAAACCTGTTTATGTTCCGTGGGTGAAAGATGGTATCTATTCGATCGAAGGAACTTTAAAAGCTCAATCAGATTTAGATATTCAAGTTGCTTATAAATCAACAATTAAGAAAACAAAACCAGGTATGTTGCTTGTTTTTGATGGTGAAAGTGTTGAACATAAAGGCTATGGAAGACGTGGTGGACAAATTCGTTTAAAAGGTGGAACATGGAAAGGTGATTTAACACAAGATATTGCTATATCTATGAGATTCTTCCATACACGAGATTTTAAAGCTGAAGGAATGAGAATTGAACATGCTGTTATATCAGGTCATGTATTTGATATGCAAGGTTGTGAAGATTTACACTTTGAGAATATTGATTTTATTGGATTCAAACAAACGTCAGGTAGATATTTCACCGAAGCAATCCAAATTGATAATTCTTGGAGCAATGACGGGGCTAACACAGATGATTCTATCTTAAAAGTTCCAACTCGTAAATTGACTGTTAAGGGTTGTCGATGTCTTCCGTTATCAGATGCTGAACAGTTCCCTATGATTTATCCTTCAAATGGATTACCTGATTTAGTAGGAATTGCTTACCCTGCTCCTAACTTAATTGGTAATCATGCTGAACGAAGAGGGTTTGCTTTTTACGATATCAACATTGAAAATAATACCATTATGTATGGTGGAGCATTTGAAGACCCATATACTAATCAAGGTTGGATACATTTACGAGGAATGAAACAAGCTAGAATTAAAGACAATAAATTTTATGGTACTGGGTCAAGTTCTTATGCTTTACGTTTACACATGAATGGTTATGCTGATGATTCTGATGAGTCTATTCCTAATCCATATGGTAAACCTGAATGGTACAAAGAAGGTATTCCAAACCAAATGGAAAACATCATTGTAGAGGGCAATCATTTTGAAGGTTTTACAAGTGGTAAAGCTGTTATGTATCTTGAGGGGTATAATTATCAAGGAACAATTTACCCGTTAAAAGATGTATATGTGGTTAATAACATGTTTAAAAACATTAAGACTTCAGACCCTATTTTAGGTCGTTATATTGATGGATGTAATTTCACTGGTAATAAGTTTAATGATGTTGATAAAGGTATGCAATTTGAATATATTCGAAATAGTAATATTTCTTATAATACATTTAATGATATGGGTGAAATTTGTATTGATATGAAAGAACCTAATTCCGCTTTACGTGGCTTCTCTGGTGGGAATATCATTGCGAGCAACCAATTTAATAGATGTGCGGTTGGTATCAATAATGAGTATCAATTATCAAACACGATTATAGCAAACATGTTCAATCAATGTATTGGTCATGCTACAATCGGTCATTTGATTGGTGTGTTTAACTCTAAAAATATGATGGTTATTTTAAATAATGCTGTAACATCTAATACCACGTTATTTAATAACTTCTCTGCTTCTAATAGTGAATGTAAATTATTTGGTAATTCTCATGCGCCTAACCAAGAAGATACGATGGGTAATGATACACAGTTATCAACATTCAGACCTGTTAAAATGACAATGAATATTATTGGTGACAGTATTTCTGATGCAACCCATTCATCTAAACAATGGCATAAGTTCGTTAGCGATTATTTACGTGAATATTATAACTTCACTTTAAAAGTGGATGCAATTAGTGGTTCGGGTATTGCGACAACTACTGCTGATTTTGCTTCTCGTGTGAGTGGTTTCACTGATGATGATAATTCTTACTTAATTATTATGGGTGGAACAAGTGACTATAACCAGTCAGTTAGTTTAGTAGATTATGAAGCGAAAATGCGACAGCTGTTAAATAACTGTTATAACCTACTTCCTCTTACTCAAGTAATTGTAAGTCTTCCTATCTATCAATTGAATGGAACTGAAAATGCTGACACCAAGCCTAATGGTGGTGGGGTTACACTGAAACAGTATCGTGATAAAATGCGTGATATTTGTGGAGAATTTGGAGTACAAACAATTGAGATGCAAGCAAAGTCGGGTATCTTCCCAATCAATGCTAAAAATAAAGAACAATTGATTCCTGATGGTTCTCACCCAAACCGTAACGGACAGAAAAATATGGCACGTGTAATCCTATCAGATTTAGGATTCTATAAGTAATGAAAGCAGGACAAAAATCTGTGGGGAGTAATGGCAAACAAAACGCCTTATTCCCTATGGAGGTTATGTATGTTACGCAAGGACCGGGTGATGATTATTCTCATGGTAAAAGTAAAGCGGTTGATTACACATATAGAACCAATGAAGGTAAAGTAAATCGTGCGCCTTATTATGCTCCTAGTGATTGTCATGTTATTCATATTGGTACTGCTGGGGATGGTGTGGTTTGGGCTTCTGATGCTGAAGTTAATTATCCAGGTGGCACTGGTTATCTAGTGTATATGGTATGGCACGATAATGATGCCCCTAGTTTCCGTATTGGTGAAACTCGTAAACAAGGAGATTTGTTAGGTCATACTGGAACAGCTGGAAATGTAAGTGGTGACCATTTACATATGGAGATATACACAGGGAGTGCTTTTGATAAATCGAAAGCTATTAATAACTGGGAAGGGTTATTTATTAACGATACTCAAATTGTTAATGATTATGGTTTTCCGTGGGTTACAACTGATGATACTACAGGTAATATAAATGGTAGTTGTCCTAAGGGTGATGGAACTTTTCAATTAAATGATAAGGTAAATGCTAAAGTTAGAAGTTTTGAGGATGCTATGAAAAAAGAATGTGAAGCGCAAGGGATTCCCGAAGCCGTTGTTCCATTACTTGCTTTAATGATGGTAGAAAGTGGTGGCGAAGGTGGTGACCCAATGCAAAGTTCTGAGTCTCAAGGTTGGGCGATGAACACGATAAAAGACCCGATGATGAGTATTCATTACGGTGTGAAACATTTTAAGGAAAGTTTAGAAACGTCAAAACAATACAACGTTGATATTTGGACTACTTTTCAACAATATAACTATGGTATTGGTTACGCAAAATATATTGGGGCTAATGGTGGTAAGAATACAATACCGCTTGCGAAAGCTTATAGTCGAGATGTTGTAGCACCAAGTTTAGGTAATACAAGTGGAATTATGGTTCCTTATGTGAATGAAATATCCATCGCATTAGGTGAAACCATGCGTTATGTAAATGGTGGTAACTTCTTATATGCTTTTATGATTCAATATTATACAACTGGTGATGGCTCTATAAATGCGTGTGGTAATGGTACTACTGAAGGAGATAAAGAGAAAGATATAATTAACGATTATATTAAGCAACTACTTTCTGATCAAGTAAACGGTTGGAAATATTAGGAGGGGTTTACAATGCAAGATGCTATTTTTAATAGTGTGATTCAACAAGGGGCTTTCGCAATGTTATTTGTTTGGATGTTGTTCACTACACAAAAGAAAAATGAAGAACGTGAAAATAACTATCAAACTGTTATTGAAAAGAACCAAAATGTAATTGAAGAACAGGCGAAAGCTTTCACATCTATTTCGAAGGATGTTAACGAAATTAAACAAAAGCTATTTGAAGGAGATGGAGAGTAATGAATTTTATTGATATCTCTAAATGGAATGGTAATATTAATTGGGATATTGCTAAACCTAACATAGATTTTATTATTGCTAGAGTGCAAGATGGTTCGAATTATATTGACCCTAAGTATAAAGAGTATATCCAAGAAATGAAAGATAGAAATATATCGTTTGGTAACTATGCGTTTTGTCGTTTTGTTTCCGAAGAAGATGCACGAATTGAAGCTAGGAATTTCTATAATCGTGGTGATAAATCTGCTACCGTTTGGGTGGCTGATGTTGAAGTGAAAACAATGGATAATATGAAAGCTGGAACACAAGCTTTTATTGATGAGCTTAAAAAACTAGGATGCCAAAAAGTTGGATTGTATGTGGGTCACCATATGTATGAGCCTTTTGGTATGAATCAAGTAAGTTGTGATTTTGTTTGGATTCCTCGTTATGGTGGCAATAAACCTATTTATCCATGTGACATTTGGCAATATACAGAAACTGGATATGTTGAAGGTATTGGTAAATGTGATTTGAATGTTCTTAACGGTGATAAAAGTTTAGATTGGTTTACTGGTGAAGAAGAGAAAGTTCAAGAGCAAAAACAAGAATCGTTTGCATATGATTCTAGTTGGTTTACTAAGCAAGATGGAAAATTTATTGCTAATACCTCTATCAAAGTTAGACGAGAACCAAGTGTAAATAGTGAACATGTAAGAACTTTACAACCAAATGGAGATTTTTCATATGAATCATATGGATATGAAAAAGATGGTTATGTTTGGTTAAAGGGTG